TTTGGAGAAGACATTAAAATTGGAGATTCCAGAATTACTGCAGATACCCGAGAAGTTGGTTCCAATAATGACGGAGATCAACAAGTATAGGTATTTTCTACTTGAAGGCGGCAGAGGTGGTGGCAAATCCCAAGGGGTTGGCCGACTTATTCTATACATCGCCGAAAAGAGAAACTTAAGAACTGTCTGCGGCCGAGAAACGCAGAACTCCATTTCAGAGAGTGTTTATTCCCTTTTAGCTGATATTATAAGACAGAAAAATTTAGCATTTGATGTTCAGGTATCAAAGATAACACATAAAGAATCTAACTCAACTATAAACTTCAGAGGATTTAGGCAGCAAGGTGCATTTAATATACAGGGAATGGAAGGTATTGATGTTCTCTGGATAGATGAAGCCCAAGCAATTACTAAACAAACCCTCGATGTTCTAATACCAACCATTCGTAAGCAAAAAGCTAAAGTATTCTTCACAATGAACAGACATATCCCTACTGATCCAGTCTATGATATGCTCGTAGGAAGAAAAGATTGCTTACATATTCATATAAATTACATGGATAATCCATATTGTTCTGAAGCTCTAAGAAATGAAGCAGAGGAATGCAAGCTTAAAAGTGAGGCAGACTATGATCACATTTGGCTTGGTAAGCCTCTTGACCTTTCAGAAGATGCTCTATTCAGTTATGAGGAGCTTGTAAACACGAAACTAAATAGATATCCCTTGCGTGATAGCTATGGCTTAAGAATATCAGGTTTTGATGTAGCCAGATATGGTGATGATAAATGCGCTTGTGTGGTTCTTCAGCAACAGGGAGCACAGCATTGGAGAGTTCACTATGTTGATCAATGGGAACATAAAGACCTTAACTATACAACAGGCAGGATATTAGCTACATCAGCTGAGCAGAACATTGAGTTTTCTGTTATAGATGAGGACGGTATAGGTTCGGGCCCACTTGATACGTTGAATAAAGGTAGAGGATTAGATAACTTTAAGGGGTTCAGAAATCCACCATTGAATTATAAAGACAATAAGTTCTTCGGCAACAACAGAACAGCCAATGCTTATAAGTTGAAAGAATTAGTCACTAAGAACCACATTGTTATTGAAGATGAAGCCTTGATTAAAGAACTTTGCACCCTCAGATATACTTATGATCATTACCAGCGTAAGATTTTAGTCAGCAAAGAGAAGATGCGCAAGGACGGAGTTAAATCTCCTAACTTAGCAGACTCTTTAATAATGGCCGTTTCTCTTATAGGAGAGATAGATTATAGTCAACAGAATCAATATAGTAATAGAATGCCTCAATATTCCAAAGAAGACTCTTTGTTTGGGATAGCGGGATTCAGATAAGGAGAAAGATAATGGCAAAGGGAACACCAAAGCGTGACGGAAGTGGCAGAGGCACAAGAGCAAACAGAGGTAGAGGCGGTTGTACTACTACAAGTAAGACTGGCAAGGGTAGGAAATAAAGGGAGGTAACTTAAATTGGCACTTTTTACGGCAATAGGAACAGCGTTAGGGTTTGCAGGAACAGCAGCAGCAGTGGCAGGTGGAGTGGTAGCGGCAGGTGCTACTTACGGCATAGCTCAATTAGCCAAAGGTCCTAAGACATCAGCCACCTCAGCAACCTCTATGCCACAAGCTCCGGCAGTTGCAGCACCAACAGCTCCACAACCAACTCAGGTGGCAAAAACAGCAGAGGCAGCTGTCCTTACACGAAAGAAATCAATCGCTAAGTCAAGAACTGTATTCACATCACCCTTGGGCATAGCGGGTGAGGCAGAGGTAGCCAGAAAGACTTTATTGGGTCAATGAAAACAGAACGCTATCACCCCAAATACGAGCAGGACATTATAAAGCTCATCAATAATTTCTATGAGGAATCATTAGAAGAATATGTGCAGCTCGACATGGGCACACTCTTTAAGACAATAGACGATCTCAAGGAAGGGGCTTTCCTTTTGATTGTAAATGATAAATGTGAGGGAGCTTTAGCAGGTAGAGAGGTAGCATCACCGATAAGTTCTGAAAAGGTATGGCAAGAAGTCATTTGGTATATCAACCCCACTTATAGACACAATGGGATTAGGCTACTGAATGAGACACGCAAGATATTAAAAGAAGAAGGATATAACTATATAACTATGGTCAATATGGCAAACTCTAAAGCTGATAAGCTGGAACGATTCTATAGTTCTCTGGGCTTTAGCAAAATGGAAACCCACTGGATAGGGAGACTTTAATGAATACAAAAGAGGTTAAGCCCAAGAAAATAGATACTGCCGGGGCAGAGGAAAGAATAAGACGCTTTAAGGAGTTGACTGGTGAGAAGTCTAACTTTATGGCTTACTGGCAGGATTTACATAATTACTTTTATGTTGAGAGCCCAAATCAGACAAGGGGTGGATTCGCAGGAACAGAACTTGACACCACGCAATTATATGACTCAACCACACTTGAGGCCCCAGATGTCTTAGCGTCAGGGTTTATGAATTATCTTACTCCTCCCTCATCTAAATGGTTTAAGCTTAGAGCTAAGGACAATGCGCTTGTAGATAACAAAGAGGTCTCAAACTTCCTTGAAGCAGTTACAGAGGAGCTATACCACGCATTTAATAAGTCAAACTTTTATGAACAATCCTTCCCCTCTTATAAATCAAGTGGGGTTTATGGCACATCAGTCTTACTTGAGGAAGATGACCTCGAGGAAGATATTAGATTTTATAATCTACCATTAGGACAGGTTTGTATAGTAGAGGACGCAAGGGGTAGAGTGTCAGCATACTATTTAGAGTTTGAGTATACAGCAGAGCAGGCAGTCACACGTTGGGGAGAAGAAGCATTATCAGCAGAAATGAGACGAGAAGCTGCTACACCCAATCAGAATAAGAAGCATAAGTTTATTTTATACATAGGACGCAGGCACATCAGAGACGTAACTAAGACAGATAAAACAAATTTGCCAATACAGGCACAGTGGATTGACGTTGAGGGTAAGCGGATCATAGAAGAAAGCGGATATTATGAGTTTCCTGCAATGACCCACAGATTTGACAAGAGACCATTTATCCCATGGGGATTTTCCCCCGCCATGAAAGCCTTACCCTTCGCCAGATTAGTTAATGCGGTTGCTAAGACTAACCTTAGGGCTATGATGAAACACACAGACCCACCGGTAGCTGTTCCGCATAATGCTTTTATATTGCCATTCAACTCTAATCCAAGAGCTATCAACTACTATAAAAAGGCAGCCATGGATTCAGGCAAGGACATATTCTCGTTTGCGAACTTCGGTAATCCTCAGACAGGAATGGAAGCCGTTGAATACTATGCGAGACAGGTCAAGTCATTGATGTATAATGATGTCTTTCTGGCCTTTGAGAATATTACAAAGCAAATGCAGAATCCAGAAGTACAGGAAAGAATCAATGAGAAGATGTCAATGCTCGGGCCTGCTGTTGGTAGGTATATGGTAGAAATGTTGAACCCCATAGTCATTAGGACAATAGGTATATTATCTCGTAAGGGCAAGTTACCACCAGTTCCTGAGGCTCTTTGGGAGAACCCTGAGTTTGAGATTGATTATGTATCACTGCTTGCTCAGGCCCAAAAGAGAAGTGAGCTTAATTCTCTCTTAGGTGGATTAAGCCTTGCCGGTCAAGTGGCTCAGTTCAACCAAGAGGTAATAGATAAGATTGATACTGACGAGACTGTAGACAAAGCGTGGGATATATTAGGGGCTCCAATGGTTGTATTGAGAGACGATAAGGAAGTAGAAGCAATCAGAGAAGCAAGAGCCGAGGCACAGGCTCAGGCACAGAAAATGGAAATGCTCAACGCTACTGCTGATATAAGTAAGAAAGCTGCCGAAGGAGATAAGGCTCTCGCGCAGGCAGGTCAGGCCGGAGCAGGTAAAAGGAGATTTGAATAATGGACTTAAAAGACATAAAAGATGCTAAAGCTATTTCATCTAATGTGAGATCTGTATTTGGAACACCGCAAGGCAAGGAAGTCATGAAATTCCTTGAGGAGTCATGTGGTTGGTATGAGAGCATCTTTGACCCTGATAATAGAGATAGAATACTTCTCAATGCAGGACGCAGAGAAGTAGTTGCAACACTTAAGA